CCTCGCCGGAGCATCTGGGACGCAGTCTGGGAAGCCGCTGGAATCCTCGGAGTCCATCCAGGCAAGTGGACCGTCAGACAACTCTTCGCCGCTCGTGACAGCCGCCTAGAGCACGACTGGTGGCACACGGCAAACCTTCTGGCACAGCAGGCGAACATCAACCGAGACAAGAACTCACCGAAAGCCGACCCTCGAAAACTCAACCCGTACGCGAAAAAGACCAAGCCGCGACAGGCGACGCCTGATGATCTGAAACGCCTCTTCGGCAAGGACTGGCAGAAACACGTATGAGTTCCGCAGCAGTCAGAGCCGGTGGCGTATTTGTCGAGATCGGTGCAGATCCGAGGAAATTTTTCTCGGCGCTGGCTCGGGTCAATAAAAGCCTCGGCAATATGGGCCGCTCGCTCGCTTCGGGCGGCGGCAAGCTGGCTGCGGCTGGCATTGGCATGGCGGCACCTATCGCCGCTGCCGTGCGTCAGGGTGCGGCGTATGAATCGACGCTGTTGAATATTCGGGCGAGCACGGGCGCGACTGCGGCGCAGATCGACCAGATCAAAGCATCGTCAATGGCGATGTCGCAGGCTCTCGGCGTCGGGCCGACTGCCGCAGCGGAGGGGATGCTCGCGCTGTTGAAGGCTGGCATGGAACTTTCCGACGTGCTTGGCGGTGCTGGACAGTCCGCGCTGGAGTTTGCCAGCGTCGGGCAGGTCGCCGTTGGAGATGCTGCCGAAGTTCTCGTTGACATCATGAACGTCTTTGGCGGCACTGCTGCCCAGGCGGCCAACGTCATGTCATCTGCGGCAGACTCTTCCAGCGTGTCAATCGAGCAGATGGTGCAGGCGTTCTCGCAGGCGTCTGCTGTTGCGAAGCAAGCAGACCAGTCTCTGTCGGACACCTCGGCGGCGATTGCGATCCTTGGTGCGGCAGGCATCAAAGGCTCAGACGCCGGCACGTCGCTCAAGTCCATGTTCTTGCGGCTCATCAACCCGGCGTCTGATGCCGAAGGGGCACTCAACTCAGTCGGGCTTACGGCAAAGAGCTTCATTGATTTAAGCACTGGCAAGATGAAGGCGATGCCAGAGATGTTCGACATGCTTAATCAATCGCTGTCGTCAAAGGCACCGGACGAGGCAAGGCGAATACTGGCTGAGATTTTCGGCTCTGACGCTGTCCGTGCTGCCGCCGTATTTACGAAGGTCGGCAGCGAAGGCTTCGCCAAGATGTCTGAGAAGATGAAGAACGCTCTGCCGGTCAGCGAAAAGTACAAGATGATGATGTCTGGACTCGCTGGCTCCGGTGCCAACGTCCTCGCGGCGTTGCAGCGGATGGCTATCGCCGTCTCTGACGCTGTGGCGCCGGCTCTCGCCAGCGTCGTGCCGTTCATCACCGGCTTCATCGACGGGCTGACTAAGCTGGCGACTGACAACAAGGAAGCGGTCGCGGCGTTTGCGAAGTTCGCTGTGGCTGCCGTCGCGGTCGGCAGTGCGTTGGTCGGGCTTGGTGTCTCGCTCCAGGTGACGTCGTTCGGCTTGGCTGGAATCGGCAAGGCGGCAGCGTTCGCCTTGTCGCCGCTGACGATGCTGATCGGCGCAGCCTCTAAAGTCGGCCAGAGCTTTGCGCTAGTGGCGATGCCTGCAACGCTTAAGCTCGCAAACTCAATCGGCTCGTCAATGCTGGGAGCGTCGGCGTCCGTCCTGTCGTTCGCCGCCACTGCTGGCGGTGCGATGGCTGGCTTTGCGGCGTCGTCTACCACGGCGCTGGCAGGCTTCGCCGCATCGAGTGTCGCCGGCTTTGTGCGGATGAGCGGTGCCGCCTCGGCTGCTGCTGCGGCGATGTTCCCTGCGTTCTTCACGGGATTCAATCGCGGCATCTCCGCTGGTGCTGGCTTCTTCTCGGCGACACTTCGAGGACTCAACGGCGTCGTGATGGCGTCGAGCACGCTGCGTAGTGCGATGTTCGCTGTGTCTGGTTCCGGCATGGCTCGCTTTGTAGGCGACATCGTCGGCGGGCTGACGCTCACGTATAAGTCGTTCGTCTGGTGGGCTTCTGGCGTGACGGCACGGATGGCACAGTACGCCGCCAATCTCACGGGTGCTGTCGGCAAGACGATTGCGTCAACCGCTGCGATGTCGGCAGCGTGGATCGGCACGGCATTGCGTGGCGTGGCAGTGTTTGTCGGTGGTGCCGTAGCTGGAATGGCAACCTACCTTGGATCACTGGCGATCACGGTGGCTGGCTCTGTGGCGTCTGCCGCTGCCGTCGCAGCAGCGTGGCTCGCACCTCTGGCACCGCTTCTGCTCTTGTCTGCTGCTGCGTTGGGCGTTGGTGCTGCCGTCAAGCAGTTCGGGCCACAGATTGCCGGTGCCTTCTCTGGGCTGGCTGGATACGCCTCAGACGCTGCCGGTGCTATCGGCTCTGGGCTGAACACTGCCGTCAGAGACGGCATCATTGTCTTCGGCGATCTCGCCACGACTGCCACGACAACTTTCAACGGCATCTACGACGCTATCGCCGTCGGCGACCTTTCCGGTGCGATGGACGTCCTCTGGCTCGGGCTGCTGGCAGGCTGGCTGCGTGGCGTCGAAGCGTTGATGAGCTACGTCGATCCGTGGGTGGCGGCGTTTCAGGACGTGTTCACGGATGTGGGCGCTGCCATCTACATCGCATGGGACTCTATCTACACCAACTCTGCCTCTGTACTGAACGCAATGGGCGCGTTCATCTTTGGGTTTTTCGACAACATCGCCAACGGCGTGATGGCGACGTTTGACAACCTCGTCGGCGCTATCCAGATCGCATGGACGAGGGTACAAGGCTTCATCACGGGAGCGAAGGACACGGAAGAGCGGGTGCAGGCGATCAAGGACGAGAACGCTGCGAGAGCAGAGCAACGGCAGCAAGAGCGACCAGGCGTTGAGGGAAGGATTTTAAGGGCGTACGACCAGAACCGGCAGGGAGAGATTGACCGACAGGCACGCGAGGATGCTGTTCGTGCTGACGCACAGGCAACGAAGGACGGCCGGCAGGCGACGAACGCACAGCGAGCCGCCGACCGGCGTGCTGGCGTGGTGGCAGCAGAAACAAAACTCAAGGATTTGACAGCCGCAAAACAAGCCGAGCGAGATGCCGCCAAGAAAGCGGCCGAGGAAATCGCAAACACAACGGGATCGGCTGCTGCGTCACCGAGCGAGAAGGCGGCGACAGCTGGCGCAAACGCCGCAGGCGATCAGTCCGTGCAGAGCATGGGGGCAATCGCCGGCACGTTTTCATCGCTCAATCTTGGTGCTGCGTTCGGAGGCACGTCGCTGGCAGAACGCACGGCGAAGGCGGCGGAAGAAACGGCGAAGAATACCAGGCGAATTGACGACGGTGGAAAGGTGGCTGCGTAATGTCAGGACTCGTTTGGGTGGAGGACGGCGACTCTCGGCAGGCGACGATTGTCCGCAAGGGCAAGAAGGCTGCGTCGTCGTATCAGAAGTCGTACAAGATTTTCGGAACTGCCGACGATACGGTGCTGCACGCTGCAATCAACGCAGAGATCAGCGCTAACGGTCGCTATTGGCAGTATCCCAGCGTGCCCGGCATGTCGCTGATGGCGGAATCCTATAGTGTCTCGTTCTTGGGCGACAACGCTTGGCAACTCACGATCAGCTACTCGAAGGACGGTGCCGAGGATGGATCGTCGCCGCTGAAGCGGGCTCGGTCGTTTGACACGAGCGGCGGCACGCAGCACATCACGCAAGCAGAGAGTGAAACGATATTCGGCGGCGGCCCGTCGTTCGGTAATGCGATCTCCGTTGACGACAACGGCGTGAACGGCGTCGATATTGTCGTGCCGCAGTTGCAGTGGACCGAGACGTACGACGTGCCCAACGCCTACGTCACTGACGCCTATATCAAGGGCGTGGCGACGCAGACAGGACGCACGAACTCATCAGCGTTTCGCGGCTTTGACGCTGGAGAAGTTCTGTTTATCGGCTGCTCTGGCTCGCAGGAATGGGACGACGAGAAAGGGCGTGGTCCGTGGTCGCTCTCGTATCGTTTCGTGGCGTCGCCAAATGTGACGAATCAGCCGGTCGGCACGATGAGCGTGAGCAAAAAAGGCCACGAGTATCTTTGGGTTCGGTACGAGTCGGCTAGTGAGAGTAACCAGCTGATCAAGAAGCCAAAGTTCGCCTACGTCAACAAGGTCTACAAAGACGGCAACTTCTCGGCCCTCGGCATCGGGACAACCTGATGGCACGCCCAGACGGACGCCTAGAGCCGGGCCAGCCGCTTCGCGGGGCGATCAGTGCCCGTGCGTGGAATCGGGCGCAGGACGCCGCCGACCTGGTGCTCGGTGCCAATCCCGGCACGGAAGGCGTGCCCGGCTCGCCGGTGCTGAAGCCGTACACATGGGTCTACTGCAAGCCGTCTGTGACCGTCGCACGCTGGGGCGTACTGGCGATCACGGGAGTCGAGATCACGCCTACGTCGTCGGCAGGCGGTGCTACGGCGTCGTTCGAGGAGATGCCCGTCTTGCAGGGCGGCACGCCGTCTGCGACCACGACGGCGTGGTGCGTGGCAGTGGAGCCGATTGAGAGCGGGAAGATCGGGCGAGTGGCGGTGGGTGGCGTGGTGCAGCTGAAGGCGGCGGATCTGGGCAAAGCGTCTGGCGCTCATGTGCTGTGGAAGGATTCCAACTGGGCGCTGATTCGGATGCAGGCTGGCTTGATTCGTGGCACGTTCACTGGCACGTGGACGAAAGGCAGCACGACAACCGTCACTGATGCCGTCGTCTCCGGCACGACATACACGGCGAGGAACTACATAGCCACGCTATCGGGTTCCGTTTGCTTCATTGCTTATGTTGCTGACGAGTGGGTGCTGGTCGGCTGGGATTGGCACAGCCTGACGGGCTACTCGGCGTCGAAGCAACAAGTCCTCACGCACGCCGCGAATGGCGGTTTGGCGTGGATTGATACCACGGCCTGCACCTGATGACACTCGCCACCAAAAACGGATCGCTGATCGTCAAGGACGGCAAGATCGCAGAGAACTGCGGGTGCTGCGGTGATTGGTTTTGCTACAGCCCACCCATTTACTGCAATGCGTTTCGCTGCGTGCTGCCAAACACATTGTCGCTCTCGCTGTCCGCTTCACACTCTGGCGTTTTTTTTCAGACATTTAGCGTAAACACAACCTTTGGGACTACTTACCGGAACGTGAAGTTTTCGTCACCTTCTTTTTCTGCGTCCGTGACATTGACAAAGGAAAGCGTTTCATCTCCATGCAACTACATTTATAACCAAGGCGGCGGGCTGCTTCCGGTTGACGCATCAAAGCCCATGTTTCGCGTGTCACTTGGTGGACCTTGGTTTTGGCTGTCTTCGTCTGCGTGCGCTAGCGGCTTTCGCTATATGGTACGAATGATGGAGATCGCTGTCGTTGCGACTGGCGCACAACTGTCGCCGTTAAACCAGAACGTGCCGCCCGGACATGCCTTATTTGTCGCCCCAGAAAACGACTCGTATGGATCACCGTCCTTGCAGCCGTTTAATCCTCAAGTCGTGACGCTCCCTGCGGCGTCGATTAACAATGCTTACATAGACGCTTCGTCGATATCAACAAACCAAGCATGCGCGGAATCATTTGATAACCCCATTCAGGCGGAGTTTTCCTTTACGCTTGCGATGGGATCGTCGCCGAGCGGCCAACTGGTGGCGATCCCAGCAACCATAAGCGTTACTTCGTAGGCTTACCGTGCCCTGCTACCAATCCACGTCTCTGCCGTCTGGCGTGACCACCACAGGTCGCACTGGCTACACCACTGAAGCCGACTGCCTGCAAGCCTGCAAGGAAGGCGCGTGCTGCGAGGGCACGACGTGCACGGTCAAGCCGCAGTGCCAGTGCAAGTGCACGAGCGGGTCGTGCTGCGGGCCGGATACGGTCACGCTTTCCGGCATAACAGGTCCAACGTGCCGGGGTGGAACCAAGGCAGAATGCGACGCAAGAGGTGGCACTTGGAGAGACTGCGTTGGCTGCACCGCAGACGCAGCAAACCCAAGCGTGCCTATCAGGCCGTGCCAATCTACAGACGGGGCCAATGTTCGCGTCCCGGTGTTCAAGGGCGTGGGGACGACGTGCGGCGGCAGCGCCGGCTTTTGTTGCGGCCCTGGCACATGGAGCGCAAAAGACATCGTTTGGAGCGGCGGCTTCGCTTCGTTTCCATCTGCGCAATCGTTTCCTCAGTGCCGGTCATACAGCAGCGAGGCAGGCGCTCCAGTTACCACGCAATCAGCTTGCGAAGCGAGCGGCGGCATGTGGGTGACAACGCCGTGCGTGTCGTGCGCTGAGGTGAACGAAAAGACCGGGCTTGGCGGTTCACAGAAGTTCGTTTGCTATCCAGCACCAAATCCATTGCCATGATTACCTGCCACAGAATGTATCTTTCAGCCCGTTGCGTCGAGCGTGGCTACACGCTCGACGAGGTGACGCCGTGCGTGGTCGCACAGGACGGCGACAACTGGACGATTGACGTGGAGCACCCGGCGTATCCACGCACGCCGAAGCCGGGCTACGAGCCGCAGTCGCCACCGCCCGCTCCCGACCTCGCCCGCACCGACGCTCCCTCGTTCCTCGAAAAGGTCCGCAACTTCGCCAGCGCCGCCGTCGGGCACGTCGCCGCAGGCATGCCGATGTGCTCAGACGAGGAGATCATCCGACGCCACGACATCTGCCTCTCCTGCGAGCACCTCAAGGACAACGCCTGCCAACTGTGCGGGTGCCCTGTGGCACGGGCGGCTGGGTATGTGAGCAAGTTGTCGTGGGCCGACCAGGAGTGCCCGGCGGGCAAGTGGGGCAAGGTCACGCCGTCCGCTTGACAGTGCTGCCACGCTAGGTGGCATGGGACGCGCCAAGCACACGCCGCCGCAGCCACCAGCAGAGGCGGTGATCTTGCCGCCGGAGTTGGACGACGACGAGGAGCACTCCGGCGGCGGCATCCCAGACGATGACGGGTGGATCAACCTGCGCAAAAAGGAGGGAACTCATGACGACGAAAAGCCGAAGCGGCGGGCTGCTCGAAGACGTCCGCAGAGAGATGTCTGAGGTGCGGCACGGGCCGTCCTGCTGGTGGGATCGAGTAGACCCAAAGCACCTCGACGAACTGCAAGCCCTCAAGCGGGCGTGGCAGTCCGGCGAGCTTGGCACCCGAAAAAAGACGCTCGCCCGGTCGATCTCAAACAACATGCGGGCGCGTGGGATTTCCAACGTCGGCACGCAGGGGGTGCTTGCATGGCTCGAAAAAGCCTGAAGGCTGCGGTCGCCAGAGACATTGCCAAGGACAGCGTCGGCAAGGCTGCTGCCGCCAACCCTGACGCAGAGCAGGTGACGCAGTCGCAGAACGGCAGCACGCTTGAAGCACGCTCCACGAGCCGACGCATCAAGACCGTCGAGGA